GACAGAGGAACAGGCGGACGCTGAGGCGGTCGCCGAAAGCTACAACGACACACAAGACGAGGGCAACACATGAGCGATGGCGACGAGTTCGACAAGTTTAAGGAGCGACTGGACCGGCAGGATCGGAAGTACCGGGAACAGCTAGACGCGAAGGACAAGGAGATCGCTCTCCTCGAGGGTCGCGTCAAAGAGCAGGCCGCAAAGGTGGCCGAGTTCGGGACGATGGGCGAGGAGTTGTCATCGTTGCGGGCTAGGGTCCAACGGTCGGACCGGATCGAGGTGATGCGAAAGCATGGGATCCCGTCGGACGCTCTCGACGACATCGCGGCGATCTATCAATCGCGGATGACCTCGGTTCCAGAGGAGGACCGTCAGGACTGGGACACGTTTCTCGGGGAGGAGGGGCTCGCTCGCGGGATCGTGCTTCTGTCTCACTACTTTAACGGCGCCTCAGTGTCCTCCGAGGCGTCGGGCGCGGCTCCTGCGTCTCCGTCCGTCTCGCGGTCTGTTGTCGCCCCGGGACTTCCCAACGGGAACGCGGGGGTCGCGCCGTTAGCCCCCAAGTCGGAGCGGATGAACCCCTCCGAGTTGCAGCGGTTTACGCGGTCGGCCGAGTTTCGGCGGATGTCGAAGGAGCAACGGAGCGCCCTCCTGAGCCAGTACGGGAGCAAGTGGGCAGCGCCTAGCGACGGGTGATCGTGCAGAAAGTTGGGACAGCGGATCGGCTCTGGTGGCTGATCCGCTGTTTTTCTTTGGTTTTTCTTTACCGTATTTGATGCACGGCGGGCAACACCTAGTTATTACACCAGTGTCAACAACGGAGGACAACATGGAAGCGACAGCAACAACAACACGAAACATCGGGATGGACGGAGTCGGTATGCCTTATTTTTACGAGGCCGAGATGGTAGAGATTCGTAGCGACGAAGATCCTCTTTACGTCGCGTATCTTCCGACAGTCGTTATCGCGATTGTAGTAGACGGCGCGACTTATACTCTTAAGGGTTTTGCAGCGGTCGATCATGATCAGCGAGAGGCGCACGCTCAAGCTCACGAGATGGTCGCTAAGGTTCTTCGTCGAGGCGTCGTTAATCTTCAGCATTGGGCTCGCGAAGCCACTTACGAGGAGCGAGCTATCGACGGTACAGAGGAAGCGGAAGCGATGGACGAGGCGCGGGGGTGGTAATCACCCCGCCCTCTCGGGTCTGGGGATGATGCCTCCCCACTGATGATGGCCACGGCAGGCCGAAACCCACAGACAGAGGACAACATGACAACGACAGCAACTTTCAAGACAGTGCCACACGTCAACCGATACGGATACGTCCCGCAGCGCGAGATCGGTCAGGGCGTGTCTAAGGTTCAAGTTACAGAAACGGACGACGGTTATCACTTGTGGGCATGGGATCGACTCGTGTTTAGCGGTCCCTGTCATCGTTTTGTTCACCCGCACGCTTTTGCTTCTCACGACGCGGCGCTTCAGTTTCGAGATAAGGTCAACGATCACGGCGAGATCGATTCTTCTCTTTGGGTCCGTCAGGTTCACGTCGCGTCCTTCGAGATGGCCGAGCGTTCTCGTAAGGCGCGCGACGAGTGGCACAACGACGCCGAAGAGATTCGCGGCGAAGCAGAGATAAACGCTTATTGATTCAAACCGGCCCCGCAAGGGGCCACAGCGCCCGGGAGGACAACATGACAACAGCGGCAGCAACAACAGGGGCAACGGTTCGGAGGATAGCGACACAGGGCGTCGGCATCCCCTACCCTCACGAGGGAGATATGAGCGTGATCCGCGTTCATACGGAGGACGGCGAGGATCAGTTTTACACCCCTTGGATCCGCATCTCGATCGACGTGGACGATCAGCGCTACACCTTGGGTGGGTTCGCGGTCCGTGACCGGGACGAGTGCAAGTCATACGCGAAGGCGAGCAGACTCATCGCGAAGATCCTCGATCGCGGCGTGATCGATCTTCAGCACTGGGATCGTTACATCTCGTATCAGGAGTCATGCGAGAACGGCGACCTCGCAGCGTGGGAGATGGCGCAGGAGGACGCATGGTGATCGCATTGCGGATCGGCTGTGGTGGCCGGTCCGTTGTTTTTCTTTGGTGTATGTGTTGCACGTTAGACAACAAGTAGGATAAGACACCAACGTCAGCAACGGAGGACAACATGAAACAAGGCAAAGCAAAACTGTTCAACGGACGCAAGGACATCGACGGGTGCTTCCACCGAGGCAAGTCAGGCCGGAAGGCTCGGCAGGCGAAAGCGCACAAGCGAGCGATCGAGCGTCAACTCCGACAGGCTTCTAAGGCGATGTGTCGAGCGGCGTATCGTTAACCACTCACCGGCCCCGAAAGGGGCCACAGCGTCCGGGAGGACACAATGACAACAGCGACAACAACAACAACAACAACAACAACAACAACCAGAACACGCCTAGCGTCACCGGGAGATCTCGCGGATGCCCTCATCGAGTGCGAGCACGACGAGACGGCTTGCGAGGTATGCGCGAACATCGTCCCGCTCACAGACGCGCGGCACTCGTTCCCATGGTGGCGCGCAGGCGATGGCGTCGTTCACTGCAACGACTGCGCGGTTCAGTAACCACTCACCGGCCCCAAAAGGGGCCACAGGAGGACAGCATGGCAGGAACAAACCACATATGGCCCGAACCCCTACAGTCTGAGATCCCCGATGGGAAGTCCGGGCGGTGGGCCTACTACATCCACTACGAGACATGGGTCGCCACCGCTCACTTCGACACAGACGAGGATTGCGTCAGGTGGTGCGAGGCGGACGTCCAGTGGGCCGGAGGCGGGCGCGTGCTGTTCGCCTCTACATGGCGAAACCACGTCCGAGACGGCGCCGGAGGGGTCAGCGGTGGCCGAGACGCTCGGCGCGTCTGGGTAGATCGGGGCAAGCTGGATCGGTTCCTCGACCGCGAATGATCGCAAAAAGATCGCGCAGCGGATCGGCTCTGGTGGCTAATCCGCTGTTTTTCTTTTGGTTTTCTTTGCCGTATATGTTGCACGCTAGGCAACAAACGGACTATAGTCAAAACGTAACCAACAACAACACACCCACACGGGAGACAACATGACAACGACAACAACAACAACAACGACGACAGAAGCACCGATGACAGCCCTCGAGGAGACTCGTCGACTAATCGACATGCCTCGGCTCTGGGATCTCAAGACCAACATCCAAAGATACACGGATGCAGAAATGGCAGACGACGGTCCAATCAACGTTAATCTTTGGCTGAACGCTCCCGGCGAGGGGCCGCGAGTTACAATCAAACTCTACAACGACTACGCCCACAACACCGAGCGCGAGGCGCAGGTTATGGCGGCTATGGTCAAGATGGGCGCGGAGACAGGTCACGCTCCATATTGGCACGACGCGACTACTATCGCTTTCATGGACATCTAAGACAACAACCCGGCCCCGCAAGGGGCCACAGCGTCCGGGAGGACAACATGACAACGAAGCAACAAAGACAACAAGCCGTTTTCCTTCTAACTCAAGCCATCGAGCACATGACGCGGGAGCCGGTCGAGACTGCCAGCCTTATTCATGCGCGGCTAGCTCTCGGAGATGCGGCTCGACCCCGCACGACATCCGTGCAGCCCACCATCGATGCCATGAACGAGATCATGATCGACCACATCCTGCCCGCGCTGTCGGAGGCAGCAGGCCACACCGTGATCGATGACCCGTCTCCGTTCATGTTTAAGATGGGAGGCGACACGATCGGCGATCTAGAACGCGGCGTATGATCGCAACTACCTCAGCTAAGACAACAACCGGCCCCGCAGGGGGCCACATCATCGGCCGACGTTGCACGTCCTCGCCCTAGTGGGTTAGGGCGTGGTTGTCGTTACGGGTCACGCCCCGGTCAAGTGCGGATTGCACGACAGATCCACACATTGACCAGTAAGGAGGCCCACACATGGCCACTATCTCATCGCCGTTTATCAATAACGACATCGAAGCTCAGGTAGGTTTTGCCTACACATTCGCTGAGCAAGCTATTCTAGACCGGCTAGCGGACCGCTTGAACGTGCTACCCATCGTTCAGTTGGTCGGAGACGCAGCAGGCACAGGCTCAGACACCATCCGCGTCAGTAACATTGGGGGCTTGGGCTACAACGCAAGCATGAGCGCGCTAGGATCGGAGACTGCCACGATCACCGCCAGCACTATGGATCTGGGCTTCAGTACCTGTAGCATCGCAGATTATGGCCTCGCCTACGAAGAGAGCTACAAGGCGGCGATCCTCGCTCGCGAGCCTCAAGTCCTGATCGACTCGATCGTTGAGACTATCCCCGATGCATGGCTGAAGCAGATGCGCACCCTCGTTGCAACCGAGATCGCGGCGTTCTCGTCCAGCGTTGGATCGGCTTCGCTCACCCTGAGCGTTGACGACTACCTCGACCTGATCGCAGTGTACCGCGAGGCCCTCGGCTCTCGTCTTCCGGCTGTCATGCTGCACCCTGTGCAGTTGTCTCAGTTGGTCGAGTCCTTCCGAAGCGAACCAGCGTTCCAAGCCAACATGACAGACTTCGCAAGCGTGCAAGCGTTCAACGAGTCCCAGACGGTCACCAACGCTTTCGGCCTCGGCGCGGACATCCACATCTCGGACAGTGTGACGACAAGCGGCGGCGGCTACAACGGCGGCGCGTTTACCCCGGGCGGCATCGGCTACGCAGTAGCGAGCACCGGCAATCTTCGGACCGCCAACCCGGCGACGAGCATCCTCGTCCCCGAGTTTGGACTGGTCATCGAGGACCTGCAGTCAAATACGGGTACTCGTCGCGTAGACGCTCGGGCATTTTTCGGCGTTGCAGCGGGCTCATCGGACGTCTACACGTTCCGTAAGGTCGTATCGACTACATAGACAACCTGAGAGGAGGAGACACACATGGCAGTACCCCGAAAGACCAAATCCAAGAAGGCCGAGTCGGCTGTCCTCACGGGCGCCGTCTCGACTGGTAAACCCAAGGCCGAGACAAACCTCGGTCATCTGCTCAAGACCCCGGTCGCGGCAGCGTCCACCCGGACGCCAGTCTGTGACCCGTCCGAGCGGTTCTTTCTCCGGCATTGGCCGAGGGAGTGGGAATGCGAAGAGGTCGACGGCTCTCCTGTGTGGCTCCCCATCTTAGGCCCCCACCTACTCAAACCGGGCACGACAAACATCAGAACACTAGCGAAACATGAGGCCCACCGGCCCCATCTCGCCTACGAGTTTTCGGTGATGTCGGCTCGGCGCGACGGGTGGATCTATATCGATCCCGATACGCCCGTCCCCGATGGGTGTCTCCCCGATGGCGTGCCGGAAGGTGGCTACCTTCGATCCCTTGACTGTGTGTCTCGCTCGGGCGTTCCCGGCGAGAAGTGGGTCGAGGCTTGGGAAGTCCCCGTCCCTACGCTACCGGGTGAGCCCCAGCGGTGGCGATTCGATCGCGCTAGCTACAACCGATGGCGAAAGCACCTCGTCGACTCCGAGCAAGTCCCAGCACCGGACCCGGAGTGGCTAACGATGAAGCGCGACACCATCGCGAAACACCTACGAAGAACCAAAGCGAAGCCACTCCCCACCGACCTCCGGGCGGAGATGGTCGCCAAGCATCAAGAGCGCCTCGACATGATCGACAGCGCGCCAAGCCCGGAGGCAACATGAGCGACGAGTCCAGCAAGCGGAAAGCCATCGCGGAGACGGCGAGAGACTTCTCTCGGTCGACTGGTGGGCGCGTCACCTTTGAGCAAGCCAAGCAACGGATCACAGAGGCGCGGAGACGGGGCGACCGCATCCGAGCCAACAACAACAAATAGGAGGCCCCATGGCCTACGGTTCTTCAGCACTTCACGCCCTCGGGTCACCCCTCGCCATGCGCGGCGGATACAAGGTGAGCACGAGCAGCACCGATCAAACCCTCACCCTCAAGTCCTCGACGTATCACACGGACACCCCGACGACCTCGGTCGTCTACACGCTCCCGGCAGTCTCCAAGACTCACGCGGGGATGTGCTTCGTCATCAAGAACGACGCGGCGGCAAGCCATACGATCCACGTCAAGAACGCCGACGCGGGCTCGGTGCACGTCATCGACGCGCAGCATCAGGGCCACGTCTACGTCACCGACGCGGGCGCATGGGCTTTGTTTAGCGCTCACGCGGTGACTGCATAATGGCAGGCAGTGGGGCGACGGTCTACAACTTCCGGATGGGAGGTCCTGACGTGCTCCAGCGTGAGCACGCCAACGACATCGCGCTCGAGGTGTATAAGGACGGGGCGCTCGTTGCTCCGACCTCTGGGACTGTCACCCTCATCGATCCGGGTGGTGTGAAGGTGATCGACGCGGCGGCTGTAACGGTCACCGACTCGATCGCTACTTACACCATCGGATCGGGCGTCCTCCCGTCGACGGTAGCCATCGGCCGGATCTACGTCCTCCGATGGGCTCTCGTCATCGCGGGCGCGACGTACACTGTTCAGCGCGTGTGCAGCGTGGCGCGCTTCCCTATGGTCCTCCCAGTCACAGACAAGGACCTAACGGACGGCGAATATCCCGACCTGATCGATCAACTTGGAGACTACGGCACCAACGCCCAAGCCTTCCTTGAGTCATCGAAGCGGGACGTGTTGCGGGAGTTGGAGCAGGAGGGGCAATGGCCCGACCTCATCGTCTCACCGTCGGACCTCTTTGAGCCTATCCGCCAGTTGGCGCTCTCAAAGATCTTCGCCTTCCTGTTCAACACCAACGACAGCGAGCGATCGCAGGTCCTGATGGACATGCACCGGGATCGCTATGAGAAGACCCTGCGGACGCTCACCGCCCGCTTTGACAGGGACGACGACGGCCTGCCCGACAGCAACGCCCGCGAGGCAGTCCACCGGGTGATCCATCCCGGCGGGGCTCCCCGTCGCTACCGTAGGAAGGATCCGCGATGGTAGGATCGATCTCCGACTTGCGGGGTCAGGTGGTCACGCTGATCAAAGCGGTGCCCCTTGGTCCGTACCAACAAGGATCGATCACCTCCACACTCAAGGAGGCGCGGCGGCCCTATGCTATCCTTGACGATAGCCACGCACGGAAGCACCTCCTCTTCTCCGTCGACGTCCCCTCGGTGTCGTTCTCTGACTTTCACGCCAATCAGTCTTTTCCATATCTAGCGAAGGCCGATCTCCGGGTTCAGTTCCTGTACCGCATCCGAGCAGCCGACCACGACGACGAGGACAAGGCGAGCGACCTAGCAGAATCCATCTGCAACAAGCTCCTGACCCTCTCGACGTTCAATCAGAAATACAACATCCTACCCGTGGAGATTCACGGAACCGAGCTAACTCCCGACGGTGAGTCCGTGCTCATCTCCCAGCGCTACAGCGTCACATTTGACCTTCTCGGGCCATAGGCCCAGCAACCCCACCCAACACCCACCCAACCAACGCGGAGGCCACCATGGCACGCTTTACCAGTCGCAACACCACGATCAGTTTTCAGGACGGATCGGGCAACTCTGTCGCAGTCGGCCCCGGCCCCGGCGATCTCTCCATCAGCACCCAGAACGCAGACAACGCGGAGCGCGTCCGAGTCATGGACCGTCTACAGTTCGACGGCCACGTTCTCGGGGCGGACCTCGAGCAGGACTGTAGCGTCTCGGTTCAGTTGCCGAACCAGTCGGTCACAGACGCCACACAGCTACGCGTTTACGACTTCATCCAGAAGACCGGATCCTTCGCGAGTCGCGCGTCGACCTCGAGCGACATCGCGTCAGCATGGCGGACCGTCGTCACAATGACCGACGGCACGACGACCGCGACGTTCACTCTTCCGGTATGCACTGGCGGCTTCGACTTCTCGGAAGGCGCTGAGGGGCACACGTTCTCGATCTCGTTCCAGAACAACGGGACGATCGTCGTAGCATGAGCAACCCCAAGACCATCGACATCGCGGGGGTGGCCTACCCGGTCGCCCTACCGCTTCACCCGATCCGTTTCCGGCTTCACGAGGCTATCGTCTCGGCCGAGAGTGGATACGATTCCCTTGCGGCTCTCTGTGCGTCCCTTGGGGCGTGTTGTCCGTCCATCCTATCCGATACCCCCGGCGCGCAGCGTCGAGCGCTCAGAGAGGACGTGACGGACTACGGGGAGCGGGTTCTCGATCACCTCATGACGGCAGGCGCTACAGCCGAGCAGATCAGCGAAGCGGCAACCGCTGCAACTCGCGAGATGCTTGGGGCGACACCGTCGGACGAAGAGGTCGAGGAAGCGGTGGATTTTACCGAGGGCCGGGGGGAGATCTCCACCTCGCATACGTCCGTCTCGGCCTGAGTCACTACGGGGATCCGTTGGCGCTCTACAAGTTGGAGCAGACGGATCGAGACGCCCTCCTCGCGATCCTTGGTCTTCAGTTGTACGAGTCACAAGCAGCAAAGCGGACCACACTCCGGAAGGAAGATCCGGGGGTCATCGGCGACACGTCCAAGGCGATCGCCTTCATGGCGGGATCATGAGCCTCTCCGAGTTTTACGACAAGCAAAGAGCGTATCAGTCCAGCGTTCAACAAGTCCGCGATCGCGTTGACTGGCGCCCAGCTATCCAAGCGTTCAGCAAGCCGAGCGGCAAAGTCGACAAGAGCCAGCCGATCCAAGTCGATCCCGACCTGAGTCGGAAGATGGCGGCGGCGATCGTCGAGTCATGCTCGGTCATTGCCGAGCCCATGAACAAGCACATGGGCCGACTGGCTCTCGATGCGTTCCACAGGTGGCCGATCAAAAGTGGATTCAGCAAGAGCCAGATCGATCTCCAGTACAAGACAACCCACACAAGGCTTGAGGCCGTCGTCGTGTGTCGCGCTCCTTATGCGTACATGATCCGGGAGAAGGCAAAGCAGGAGCGCGAGGCACGCGACAAGAGGCGAGTCAGGCGGTCACTGCGTGCAAAGGTCGAGATCGCAAACCGCCGGAAGTGGGTCGAGATAGCCGAGAACCCAGCGCGGAAGAAGGATCCAAAGATATGGAAGGCGGCGGCAATGGTCGCGGCGAGAAGTCAGGGGCGCACCACATACGCGGGCGTCATGGTGGTCTATAGGCGGGTAAAGAACGAGTCCAAGACCTACATCGCGGCGTATGCGGCAGGGCTTGATCTAGTCAAGCGAGGCGCGCCGGTCCGCATTGTAGAGCGCGAGATCGAGCGGCGTCTCAGGAAGCTAACGAAGCGCGGGAAAGGCACGAAGAGAGGCAAGCGGATCGCCGATGTTCTACTCTTCAAACCAGCCGACGAGATCGCGCGGTTAATACAAGAAGACATAGCGACCAACATCGCGAAGGAGTTCGGCTGATGGCTAGCAAAGAGATCCAACTCAAGGTCATCGCAGACGCTAAAGGCTTCCAAAAGGAGATCATGAAGATCCCCGGGATGACCGAGAAGAGCGCAGCGAGCGCGGCCCTCCGGATGTCCAAGGAGATGCACAAGGGTTTTCAGAAGGTCGGCAAGGACGCGGAGAAGAGCGGGAAGAAGATCGGCGGGGCGTTGACTGTTGCCATTGGATCAGCCCTCGCGGAGATCGGACTCCGGATGGCGCAAGCCTTCGACCCATCCCAGATCGTCGAGATGATGCACGCGGCGGCGGATGCAACAAACCAGATCAACGATCTCGCCACAGAGACGGGGCTCTCTGCCAGCCAGTTAGCCACGCTCCAACTTAAAGCAGCGGCAACAGGTAAGGAGCTAGGCAACATTGAGGGCGCGATCCGTCCACTCGCTAAGAAGCTAGGCGACTTCAGACTCGGGACCGGCGAGGCGAAGGTCGGTCTGGATCAACTTGGGATCACGGTTGACGACCTGACGGGTCCGCGCGGCGGGCTGATCCCGATGTCGGAAGCCTTCGATCTGATCACGACTAGGATGATGGCGGTCGAGAACGAAGCCAAGCGCGCCGACATCGCGATCCGGATCTTTGGAGAGGGCGGCGGGCACCTTCTCGGAACGCTCTCGGCTTTGGGTGGAGAGATGGAGTCCGTCGCGGCTCTAAACAAGAGCCTCGGGATCAACAGCCAAGAAGCAGCGACAGCGGCGGCAGAGTTTCAAGTCGCCCTAGCCCTCAACAAACAGATGATGACCGCGATCAGCACGGTGATCCTTGTCGAGTTCGCGCCAGCGTTCGAGGCATCCGTCCACCTCATGAACCACGGCGTCGCCCTTGCCACAGCATACAGCAAGGCGATCGGGTTCTCGTTGACTCCGGCTCTGCAGGGCGCAGCGGCAGCGATGCGCGGCGACTACTTGCAAGCGGCGAAGCTAGTCGGAGAGAGTGCACTCAAGGCTACTGTCGATGTCGAGAAGTTGGCGGGCGCTTTGCTTGTCGAAGAGTTGAAGAAGGCGGCAGACCGTAGCCAGATCATCACGTCCGCTTTTGATGCAATAGGCAAGGCGGGCAAGGCGGCATCCGGATCAGTCGAGGATCTGGCGGATAACGTCGGCGATGTGGAGGTCGTGTTTAAAGATGCGACCGGACTGATCAAGTCAGAAGCTATCCCGGCTATTGTGAAGTTTAGGACGGACATCGAGGGACTCAGCGAGGAGATCATCTTCGGCGAGACTACCCTGAGCGATTGGAACGACGCGATCGACGAGGGCCGGGACAGGCTCGCGGGCGCGTCACTACTGACCAACATGTACGCGGACATCGCGGGCCAAGCGTTTGACATGGCGTCGGCTAAGACGAGCCAACACCGGGACACACTGACCAGTCTCCGGGAGGAGTACCAGACTCTGAACGACGAGCTACAGGCAGTCAACGACAAGGAGATCGAGCGCCTCGAGTTTCACAGCGAACGGACCGAGTTGACCGATGAGATGCGTAAGAAGATCAAAGACCTCGCGAACGACGAGCGATCAGCCATCGAGGATCAGATGGCTCTCAACAAAGAAAGGCGAAGGCAGGAGCGGCAGGCGTTGCGCGATAAGGCGCAACTAGCGCGGAAGATGTTCAGAATGCAGAAGGCCGCAGCAGTTGGTCAGACTTTGATCAACTCGGGCGAGGCGTCTCTCGCGGTGGCGGCTCAGTTCCCCCCGCCCAATCCACTCTTTGCGGTCGGCTTGGGACTCGTCGCCGGTCAGCTAGCGATGAGCCTCGCCCAAATCAAAGCGCAGAAGGCGCCGTCCTTCCACAGTGGCGGCATGATTCAAGCAGACGAGCGGATGATCCGGGCGCGACGGGGTGAGGCAGTGCTCAACGAGCGCGCAACCCAGCGGCTCGGAGAGGCCACCATCACCGGACTGAACGAGGGCCGGATGATGGCGCCGATCACCGTGAACGTCCAAGTCGGGCGGCGCCAGTTGGAGCGCGTCGTGATCGACGCTATGAACAGACAGGCGGTGGAAGCCGTCGGCACGATCAACCCATATGCAGCGAGGTAACCATGGCACGGATCGACAGGACAGCAGTCGGGATCGGCATCGTCGATCCAAGGTGGACCGAGGCCAACATCTCGACCACTTACTCCACCTACTCAGAAGAGGGGCCACGCCCCGGAGGAGCCGAGGCGGCGAGCAGTCTGCAGGGTGGCGTCCCCGTGATCAGTGGAGCGCAAGCGGCCGATCTCGACGTCAAGGTGACCAAGAATGGGAACCCGTCGATCGCTACTCGCGGCGCGGCGGTCGTATGGAAGCGGACGACAGACACGGACAACGCGTGGCGGGGATGGGCGGGGCCACAGTTCGCCGCTAGCTATCGTCCGGTATTGCGAACAGGGAACGACATCCGAGACGTTGACATCTGCACGACGCCCGGAACGCAGACGCCGATCGCGATGGTCAAGGACAGCGCCGAGCTACGCACTCGGAAGATGAACATGGACACGATGGAGTTCTCGGCGTCCGTTGTCGTGGCCACAACGACAGCGCGATCGGCGTCCATCTGCGCACTCCCTGACGATACGGCTCTCGTCTTTGTGGCGGACTCGACCGCTGGACTTAGCAAAGCCTACAAGAGCACGAGCGACGGCGCGACATGGGCGGCTTGGTCGGACGACATCTTCCCCGATGGTCAGCCAGCAAACACGCCGACGTCCTTCCGGGTCAGATACCAAGAGGGGCAAATGATCGCGGTCTACGAGACGAGCGCATCGGGCGGGGAGATCACCACCTACTCGAGCGCGGACTTTGGGCAGACGTTCCAAGCCGTGTCCACCTTCGCGGGGACAGCGGTCGGGCTCGGCGTCACGAAGGCAGGGACAGCGATCATATCGTACACAGCGAAGAGGGATCCGAGCGATCCGTCCTCTCCGGATGACATGTTCGTTAAGCGTCTCGGGGCGTCCTTTGCTCGGGCGGACTCAGCCAGCGCGATCACGGTTCAGACTTCATACGACCCGATGAGCACATCGATCCACGCAGACGACGACGGGCGGATCTACCTTCTGTCATACGAGAATGATGTCGCATTCAACCACCGAGTCGAGGTGAGGGTGAGCGACGACGACGGGCGATCATGGCGGCTCCTCGACAACAGTCCGATCGGAGACAGCACGAGCGGATCGGCGACCAACGTCGTACCGACTCGATCGCAGATGACGACAGCCGAGGGGATGGGCTTCGTCGTGTCAGCGTTCCCCGACGACACGGCGGGAGACATCGCGGGCTGTCACATCACTTGCGGCTGGACCAACTTTGTACCCGGCACGACTCACACCGAGAAGACCCGGCTCGGGGCTATTGATGTCGACTACACGGCGCAGGGGACACACTCGCCAAGCAGCACCGATCAGAACACCTCCCTGACTCATCAGATGTTTGCCCGTGGCGCGTCATGGACGGGCGCCTATGGCTATGCGTTTTCGATCCCGGTCGTCACTACTACAGACGACGCATACCTTGACCACACTGGCGGCAGCATTATCCGCGCCGTTCTTGGCTCCACTTATACAGACGGGGATCCGATCCTTGTTATGCTGAGCGCCAAAAAGACAGCCGACGACTCCTCCCTTGACACGCTCTACGCTCTCGGGGTGCGCACGACGGGGCAAAAATACCGGATCGGCATATCGATCGGGCTTGCTCAGTACAGAATCGCCCACGCTGGCGGCTCGACTATCATCACTCGCGACATGAGCGAACACTTCGACATGGCGATCTACAGCGTCGGGTCGACCTTCCGGGTCTACCATCGAGCCCACCCCGGCGAGGCTTGGATCTTGGCCGCGCAGGTAACCGGAACCGGGACCACTTCTCTACTTGTTGCGGGGTGGCGGGCGCTGCCTTTGTCAAACGCTACCCGCATCCGATCGCTGTCGGTCTATTGTGGCGGGCAGGCGATGCGATGGTCGGGCGATGGCGCGCAGCAGATGATCGGGAAGCGAGTCGCGTCGAACGGCTACCCGCTGATGTATCAGGGTGCCACAGTCACACCGAGCAGGCTCGCGATGACGGGCGGATTCAGTCGCCAAGTGCTAGCAACAACGGCGCGATCGTGGTCCATACCAGCCGATCACGACTACCCGGTCGCGCGTATCTTCTCAAAGTCACCGAGCCCGGACGAGCGATGGCGAGCACAGGACGCAACCCAGCAGACGATCGTGTGTGACTTTGGGACCGACAGTGTTCTCGATGAGTCGCTCCCGTTTATGCTTGTGCGCGGCGCCAACTTCCAACAAATCGAGTTCAGAGCACGGACAGCGGCAGGAGCGGCGGCGACCCTTTACACGGCGGATCTGTCGGTTCTGACGGGCGCGGCCTACTCGCTCGGCGGGAACGTCCTAACCCCAACGGCGACCGGAGCGTCGACGGCTCGGTCGTTTGGTTCGGATGAGTTGGCGGGCGGGTATGCCATCATCACAGACGGATCGACGACCGACTATCGCAAGATCGCAAGCAACCGACCTGGCACCTTTGACAACGCGGGATCGGTGGTCTGTCAGATCAGACTCGAGGGCATCACCGGAACGGAGCCAGCGACGGGGACCGTGACCGTCGTCGCGCCCGAAGCGCTGATCCTGCTTCCGGAGTACACCGGGACAAAATACCGATATTGGGGCGCGCAAATCAAAGCGACCAACGTCTCCGAGTCCTTCATCTCGGCAGGGTCGATCGTGCTCGGCTCGGTCGTCGTCCCCGGCAAGCGTTGGGGGAACGGGTGGACGATGCGAACGGAGCCCAACGTCGAGCGTGTGGCGGACTCGAGCGGTACGCTAACCGTCCGACAGAAGGGGCCGAACCGGCGGGTGTTGTCGTGGTCATGGGATGACGGGATGATTCAGAAGCGATACCAAGGAGCGGCGGGCGCATCGGCCGACCACGTTTCGGCGGGAGCGGGGCGGACGCCCCTCGCGATGGATCAGGACGTCTGGCGTCAGATGCGAGCGGTCACCGACCGGGCCAAAGGCGGCGAGGAGTTGGTCGTCGCGTGTCTTGCCATCCCTGCAGCCAACACGACGATCACGGATAAGACGCTCTACGTCGCCGGGTTCTTAGACACAGGGTTCCAAGTGGCCCAAGTGTCCGGAGAGTCCGGGGTCGATGAGTTTGTCCGGGTCGAGACGATGACACTCACGGAGGCGGTGTGAGCATACCGATCACGAGAGCGGAAGCGAAGGCGGCGCGCGGCGTCTTCCTTCTTGATCTGTCATGGGCGGGCGGCGAGTTGTCCGTCGCGACTAAGCCGGTCACGGTCACGGACAAGAAGGGGACGGTCCACGTCTACGAGTCCGGGCTCGGTGATCTCGAGGTTAGCATGGCGGAAGCTATCGACAGCGTGTCGATCTCGTTGACGCTGCCGGAGGCCGGATGGCTCGACGGGTTCCGTCGCGGCTACCCTCTCGACCAGATGCGCGGAACACTCTCGCGGTACTACATCGGCACAGGTTACGAATCGCGGCGCGTGTTGGTCGAGGGCGCTCTCCTCGATGTCGTGGCAGGGGTGCCGGGGCAAGAGGACACGATCTCGGCTCAGTTGTCGCAGACGGCAGCGGTCGATCACACGTTCCCCGATCGGGTCGTCACCTTGGAGGCGTTCAGCGGGATCGGGTCGACTCCCTACGACATGGAGTCTAAGTGTCCGAGCCTCGGGTCGGTCGTTCCGATCATCTTCGGGGCGCCGGGTCGCTTTCATTTTGACGCTTCTATCTTTGCAATACAAGCCGTTCCAGCCTTAGAGTTGACACTCGAGGAGGAAAACCACGCGGCTCGATGTCGGTGGCTTATTGCAGGACACCACCTAACGGGATTTGCGATTAATAGCCTTGTCCGGCCAACGTCTCCGGCTCGTCTGTATTCGGGAACAGCAAGAACCGACCTTGCGACAGCGACCACAGCTGTCTCAAACTCCCTCATGTTGCACAACACGACGGATCACCTCGGGAACGATGTAGCCTTCCTCGACAACAACCAAGCCAGCCACTACGGCAGTCTAAGCAACGAAGATGTATACAGCGGCCGCGAGTTCTGGATCGGTTTCGCGAATAGCGACGTGGGCGGGCTCTCCAACCCATACCGGGACGGGATCCTCGATGGGTGCTCGGACGTGATCCGCTATCTCCTCGAGCGGTACAGCGGACGCCAGATTGATCTTGCTCGTATGGAGACGTACGCGGCAGACCTAAACAACCTGAAGATCGACGCCGTGATCAACGCCCCGACGACTGTCACGGCATGGATCGACAGCCTGTCGAAGTCGTACCCGATCCGAGTCGTGCAAGGACCAGATGGGATCTACGTCAGGCGCCGACGATACACGGCGGACGCATCGCAAGCGGTCGCGGCTCTCGCGGTCAAGGGTCAGAGCGGCAACATCGGAGTGAGCAGGGCGTCAGGGCTCACGCTCGCAGAGGATGAGATCTGCAACCAGATCCGCGTCGACTATGCCTTCCGGTTCCTGACAGACGCGAACAGCAGTGTGACGGTTGGATCGTCTGATCAAGACCGCGCGCCGTTGACGGGAACAGGCGCGGCCGGACTTATCTCGCGCAACATCACCGGGGCGTCACGCCTCGCGGAGTCCTCCCAAGCGTCCTACGGCGTCAGAGAGAAGGTCATCAAGGCGTCGACGTGTTGGGACGAGTCGACAGCAGCATCGATCGGCGTGGCAATGGCTGAGCGGTACGCCCTCCCCCGCTACCTCGTGACCTACCAAGGCGATCGCGCTCTTGAGACGCTCAACCCCGGCGACGTCGTGACCATCGCGGATCCTGACTTGACCGATACGACGCGGATCGCCATTGTCGACGACGTGATCATCGGCAGTCGTCAGCCGTCCGTCGTGCTCGAGTTGGTGTCGGATCCGATCGCGTGGGCAGTGACCGCAGGTTAGGGATCGATCGTCACCTACGACACCACCACCGGGAGACGTTCACATGGCATACGCAGCAGCAGTGACGACCGAGATCAAGACGATCAGCGGCCGTCGACACTACCTGATCTCAGTCACCGAGACAGAGGCAAGAGACACGAGCGAGTTTGAGATCACAGGGCTACCCAAGGCGGCGACCCTTGTCCTCTACCGCGCAACCCTGACGGCGGGAAGCGGGAACAGGATCAATCCGGCTGGCGGCAACGCGGCAGCGTTCGCGATACACGGTCAGAATCAGGAGTTCCTCATAACAGGCGCGACTCACGTCAACGAGTCAACACACGTCCCGCTTCGACTGATTAACAACAAGCTAGTGATCCGGAACACTCCAAACAACACAGCGACGGACCACTCGATCAGCACCCTCATCACCATCGTCGAGGGGGTTATCTGATGGCATACGAAACACCGAAGAACGCAGATACTGAGACTTTTGTCGAAATGACCGCAAGCACGCAAATCCATAGCGGCGCAGTTCCGACGAAGTGGTCGCAGTTGACGGTCGCCAAAAACTGCGACAGGGGCGGGGTGTTGTTCTCTGACTTAAAGGGGCCGATCTCTATCTCTACAGATGGCGCGACCACTCTCTGCACAATCTCGTCGGACGTTTACATCCCTTTATCGTTCCCTGTCTACGTCCAGTCGGTGGGGAAGGGTTCAACCTGTAACATCACCCTGATCAACTACACGATGGGCGGCGCGACCGTCAAGGAGTAGACATGGCCGACCTCGAAGGAAGAGTCCACCGTCTCGAGTTGTCCGTCGTGGAGATCCGGGAGAAAATGGCGGCGATGACCACCGAGCAGCGCCACATCCTCGACACCGTACAACGCATCGAGGGCTCGGTCGCGGCAGTCAAGAAGTCGGTCGACGACATGCCCACCATAGCGAAGGCGCTGCACGATCCGAAAGTCGTCCTGATGCTGTTCGCGATGTTTGGAGGCGCGGCGGGAGCCGACACCGTGATCGGCAACCTCATGGCCTCGGCGCCCGTAGCGGAGGCCGCACCGTGACCCCGGCCGATCTCGTCGATCGGTATGAACAACAGATCAGGCACGCGATCGGAGTGGATGGGCTAGGACACCGAACACTAGCCAAGAGGCTCACGGAGTTGTCGGGGACCTACGTCACCATGTGGAAGGCGCGCAAGGTTCGGGAGATCATCGGCCTATCCCCAACGCCGCGACCGAAGCCGGAGGAGCGGCAGCAGATCAGTCGGACAGCGCCAGACGCCATGACGCAGACGCTCGAAGCGAAGGGAGGCCGGATCCGTACACTAGCGGACCTGCTCGACGCGGCAGGGGTCGACCTGACGCAGTGGAAGGTCGAGACGTGGAAGGCGAACGCATACGAACAAGCGCAGAAGGGCGAGGACGGGCCCCGGCTCATCACCCTGCACCAAGTCAAGGCGACCCTCCGTCGACACTTCAGCGCGACGCTACGACCCGCGAGAGCGCCCGTCACGCTACCACCTCCCGAAGACGTCGAGCGCCCACCCGCCCCCCTCTGTGTCTTCATACCGGACACACAGGTCGGTCACCGATTCCGGAAGCGGTGGTCCTATCTTGACCCAATGCACGACCGTGTCGCGATGGACTGCGTCGTCCGTACCCTCGAGCGGATGGACCCGAAGCCGGAGGTGGTGGCGCTCTTAGGGGACATGGCAGATCTCGCAAGTCTTAGCCGGTATCCGTCCGACATCTCTCTCCGGGGCACGACCCAAGCCACGATCGACGAGTTGCACTGGTGGCTTGCTCAGATCCGGCTCGCGGTCGGAGGGGCGACCCGTATCGTCTACATGGCCGGGAACCACGAGAAGCGCGTCGAGGTCAGCATGATCCCCAGTGACCTCGAGGGACTCGTCGCAGCGAAGGAAGAGGATCCACTTCTGACCCTTCGCCGGTTGCTTCGGTTGGATGAGCTACAGATCGAGTACGTCGGGCCATATGGCGCCGACTGGTGGCTCTGGGATGGCAAGGTGCAAGTCACACACGGGAACACCGTTAGAAGCGGGGGAGGGGCGACCGCTGCCTCCGTCGTCAAGGGTCTAACGACTGCCTCTCAGGTCTTCGGCCACATCCACCGGCTCGAGCTAGCCTGTCGAACGGTCCACGGCCCAGAGGGCGAGCGGGTGCTTGTTGCGATGTCGCCCGGGTGCCTTTGCAGGACGTCGGGCGGAGACGGTCCGCCGGGGTTCAGCGACGCGGGCCGGGACTGGCAGCAGGGGATTGGGATCGCCTACTTGCACGAGGATCGCGTCCACATGTCGACGATCCCCATCCACGCGGGATCTCTCGTCTGGGAGGGGGAGATCGTGACCGGGCGGGATAGAGTGGAGGAGTTGATCGAGGCTACCGGGTGGGAACAGTTCAGAGGGTGATCCAATGCGTCGAAGAGTGCGTCCGATCGTCGGGCTTGTTGTTCTGGTGGTCGAACAGATCGCAAAGGCCATCAAGCGAAAGCGAGACAAGAAGAGGAGAGATCAAAATGAAGGGCAAGAAGTTTAACGTCTTTGTACTGATCGCGCGGTTGCTCCGCGTGGCGCAACCCATCGCGCAGGCACTGAAAGACAAGCACATCGACGACAGCGAGCGCGACGAGATCGTCGGGGTTCTGCTCCAAGAGATCACCGGCTATCTCGATGAGTTGATGCGATGAACCTGTCGGACCCTCGAGTGTCTTGGGCTCTCCTCGCGATGGGCGAAGCGGCGCCAGCGTTCGACGCTGTGATTCACCGAGCCGAGCCCCTGACCTCGAGCGAGTTTGTCGACGTCGCGGACGCTGTGATCAGTGTTCTCGCGGCGTACCTATACGACGACGACTCGCCCCCGGTCGGCGTGTTCTGCCTCGATGCTAGCTTTACGGAGCAAGTAACGAAGGCAGCGCTCGCCGCCGGGGAGTCGGGCTAGTGCACGTCTTCGGAGTGTAGATCGCGGAACGCTCGCAACTCGGCCCGGACGTCGGGCAGTCCTCGGCACAGCGCCCAAGCAGCAGCGATCCCGGGGGACGCTCCCCATCCCATGAGGCGTGTCCGGGGCGGGGACGCTACCGGCTTCAACCACACCTCATAGCCTCCAGCCCTCGACCGTCCGATCTGGACAGGCGCCGGAGCCAACTCCACGACCCGGGCCATAATGGCGCCAGCGGTCGCGGGGTCATCCAGATCGGGAAGACCGGCGGACGATTGCTCGGACGTGCCGACTTTGCTCGAGTCGTATCTCCACGGGTTGAATATCCCCGCAGGATGGCGACAGAGCATCCCGTCGGCCCACTTCCAAAGCGGAGAGCCCGCCACCTCTCGGAGAAACGGGAGCAGGTCCTCGAAAGTATACTCCCTACTCCTCCCCATCGGCCACCTCCGGCTCCGGCTCTACGATGCCCGCATAGACACGACAAGCGGCCGACATCTTCCGGCCCTTGAGCCCTAACGCCTTACAGATCCCGGCCCAGTTGTCGCGGCTCGGCACCTTCTGACCTGACAGCCACCGCGAGACAGTGCTCCGGTTGACTGGCAAGCCGAGATCACGCAATGCGCGACAGAGGTCGGACTGGCTCATGTCCTTGTCTTCTAGGTGTTTTCTGATCACATCTTCGATCGTCTTCATGTTGCCCTCCTTATGGGTCGATCCGCTTGTAACGGGTGGCGGTAGGTGTTGCAAGTCGAGCAACAGAACACAAGATCGATCGTCTTGTTGTTTTTGTTGTTGCCTATGAGGGAACAACGAAGTAAGGTGACCATGTCACTAACGACGGAGGACAACATGACAACGACAGCAGCAACATACAGCCGACTAGCAGCACCCAAGGGAACCAAGGTTACCTGCCCCTGTTGCCTCAAGAAGCACAACGCCAAGACGGACGGCACACTGACCCGCCACGGATGGAAGGAGACAGGGCGGACGGTCGGAAGCTACGGCAACGGCTACCAGTGGGGCGAGTGCGCAGGGTGGGACCGACGACCACTCGAGCAGACGGACGCGGACGCTCTCGCGATTATCGACATCATCGAGGCGGACATCCCGAAGATGGAGGCGGACCTCGAGCACCACGAGACGACCCAGCAGACATACACGCACCGGAGCGAGGTTACCTACTACGACGGCAACAGGGACGGCGAAATGGACGCGGGCTTCGTCGCGATGTCCGAGGCCGGGGCGGATGTCTCGGAGGGCACAGTCCGCAGGGTTAGCCACGTCGTCCGACATATCCCGGCGCTGATCGCCTTGTGGTCGGTTGAGCCGGGGGCAGATGTGCGAAGGGTCAGCGATGGATCTACGTTCGGCAAGGTCCGGATCCCATCATATACCGACGTCCGGTCGGCTTTTCTTGCGGACCTCAAAGGCCAGATCGAAAGCGCCAAGGCTCAGGTCGCATCGCTCCGAGAGGCTATCGCGACACACCGAGCGAACCCGGCGCCGTGGACCGGCGAGGAGCCCCCACAAGACCCAACCCCGGCCCCTAGCGGGCCGAAGGGAGGCAAGGCCCCCAAGGTCTACAAGAAGAGCGCAGCGCCTCAGCGAGTCGAGCGCGTGTCGGACCTACTCCAGCGAGCGCGAGCCCTTATGCTCGCAGTCGTCGAGAACACCGAGGCCGACGACAGCCCGACAACACAGCGAGAAGCGGACAGCCTTCGGGCGCTGTGCAGTCAGGTCGAGAAGGCGGCGCGTCGACACTACGACGCAGCAGCAGCCGCAGGGCTCGAGGTCACCGGCTACCACTACGCGAAGGACCGGGAGCACTGGGAATAGGCAAAACGATCGCGACGGCGGATCCGCTATTGTGGCGGGTCCGTCTTCACGGTCTGCACTTTGTGGTAATTTAGTTGTTGCCTATCGGGCAGCATGGATTAGATTCTCATTGTAACCAACAACGGAGGACAACATGGCACGCAGCAAGAACCAAAGCATCACACTCGACGGCAAGACATACACCCGGACCGTTACCGGGATTACGAGCGAGTACGTTTGGGCAAGCATGGACAAGCGCGAGACGGGGTGGGTCAAGATCGACGGATACAGGTACTTGGTCGAGCGTACCTACCAATACGACGATCAAAGCTACACGCTGTGGACGCTTGTCGAGTACCGCGACGGAACGCGGCACGCTATCCCGTGCCGTAAGCGCGCCCCATCAGTCAAGATCAGCGCCGACGCTCGGGCGTGGCTTGCGGATGTCTTCGTCGGTCATGCTCTCCAAGTCATTGAATCGTGCGAGTACGCTACCGCAACGATGGTATATCACGAGCTTTTTAACGGCTTTGACGCCTACCACGCCGAGCGCCTCGCGGGCCGAGAGATTCCGGCAGATCTTAAGGCTCTCGACCTTTGGTGCAACTACGTCCCCGGCATCGAGAAGGCTGCAATGGTTAGCCGGATTAAGCGCGTACTCGATACCCAAGCCAAGTCCGACGCGGGCACGATCGGCCGATGCTATGCGATACAGAACGGAAAAGAGGTTCTCGCATACTGCGCGCCCGCCACCTACTAGACAACAACCCGGCCCCGCAAGGGGCCACCAACAAGAGAGGACAACATGACACACATCACCCTACACTGGACCGAGGTCTGGGCTCTCATCGCCCTGTTCGGCATACAGACTGCCTTCCTCGGCCTCATGTGGCGCGATCGCGAGATGTGGAGGGCCGGACGATGAGCGGCACCATCAAGATACATGGCAAGAGTTACGCTACCGTAGGCAAGCGGGTCCACGACTTCCGGAAGAAGTACCCCATCTCGAAGGGATGGGCGATCAAGACGGAGATCGTGATGATGGACGAGCGCGCCGTCGTCGTCAAGGCTTGGGTCGTCGACAACAGCGGTCACACGGTCGCTGTGGGCCATGCTGAGGAGGTCCGGGCAGCGTCTAAGATCAACAAGACGAGCGCCCTCGAGAACGCAGAGACGAGCGCTATCGGGCGAGCGCTTGCGGCGTCAGGCTACACAATGGACGGGATCTACGCGACGGCGGACGAAGTACTCAAGGCACAGCGAGCCGAGAGGGCTCTCGCTGTTAAGGTCGGACCAGACGGCACACACGACACATGGCAGCAACTCGCCATCGATCGCGGCTACTCGGTGCCCAAGATCGTCGCCTACTTTAAGAAGAAGAAGAGCCCGATCCCCGACCCCAACAGCGACCGCTTTGATGGCTTCGTCGCGTGGCTAAACCAAGCGACCCCAGAGATGATCGATCTCTTTGGGAGGGACGAATGAAGCGGAGCCAGATCGAGACAGTCAGGCAGCGCGGCGCTGTGATGGACGTCATCGCGTGCGGTCGATGGCATACGACGCGAGAGATCGCGGTCGCACTGCCTTGGGCAGTCCAAAACGTATGGCAAAGGCTCCGAGAGTTGGCGGCGATGGGCGTCGTCGACGTTCGATCGTTTGGTGGCACACCGTCACGACCAACGGAGTCACAGTGGCGAGCGTCTAGGAAGCCCCCACAAGACGCCGAGCCGTCCGAGGTAGGCGCTACCATAGGCGAGCCGACAGGACACGCGAGAGACGCAACAGAGAGCCAAGGAGACACGCCGACGGGGGTGTCCGATGGCTAGGTTCACGAGTTGGTGGAAGGCGAGCGTGTACGAGTGGGACGCCATGCTCGCAGCGATGAGGAAGACGACGGCCGTCGCGTTCCCGGACGAGTTGGCGATGATGGACCTCGACTTCCTGAGCCAGCAAGGTCGGACGATGAGCGTGTCGGACTTGGCCGAGAGGTGGCAGTGGAGCCGATCGAAGGCTCACCGCTTCGTGAGGTCTTCGGCAGTTGGTATAGGAGTGGTACCAGTCAGGGATAGGAGTGGGACGGATAAAGCAGCGCCCAAGGCTCAACCGGCTGTCGCGGTGGGATCGGATCAGGATAGGACTGGGATAGATGTGGGACTTACGCGCGAGTACAAGGGATCTACTAAGAATAGAGAAGAGAAGAAAACGCGGGCGCGTGACGCCCGTTCTACTGAGCCCCCAAAGACCAAGCCAAAGAAGACCACGCCACGCAAGCCACGCAAGACCCCAGCGGAGCAACAGGCCAAGCGGGAAGCGGTGGCGTCCTTCTGCGACATTTACCGGGACGTGATGGGAGAGCGGTACGACGTGACGGGCAAAGACGCCGGGGTCGTCGAGCTACTCGCCAGCAAGCGAGAGGAGGACCGGCCCCGATGGGAGCGCGTGGTTCGTCGGTACATTGAGCGGAAGCGCGATGAAGGGGTCGACAAGTGGCTCGGATCGTGCCCACCGGGTGATCCATCGATCCGACAACTTGGGGACTGGTTCAACCAGTTTACCCGCGATCAATCCGCCCCCATGGCGCGTGTACGAGGACACCACGGTCCAGCGGAGAGGAAGCCGTCGAAGCTTTTTTGATCGATCTTGCGTGTTTGTGTTGCACGATAGACAACGGATAGGATACCACATCATCGTCAACAACGACGGAGGACAACATGACAGGAATCAACGACAACACACTTGTAGTTACTGCGAACAAATACGGAACGATTTTTGTTGAAATGAACGGCAATCTTATAGCCGACAGCGCAACATGGAACCGTAAGCGCGGTTTTTCGAACAAGATGACCGGCGAGTGGGTAAGCGCGCCAAAGTTTACAGCAAAAAAGATCAAGCAGAGTCCCGAGATGGTGGTTGAGTACCTAGCGAAGACCGGCACGCTAACTGTCGCATCCGTGTTCTTGGCACTCTAAGACAACAACCCGGCCCCCTCGGGGGCCATCACGTCCGGGAGGACAACATGACAACAGCAGCACAAACAACGACAACGACAGACATGCTTTTACCTTTTCAGTTCAGCCTAGAAAGACACACTGACCCAGACGGAACCCGCCGGACGCGTGCAGAAGCCCGTAACGGTGACGTCGTTATCATCTTGACGCGCCCGCTTGTTGGATGTCAGCGCGTTTTGCTGAAGGTGGAGGAAGGCACCGACGAGTGTCCCGCTTCCGTTTTTGAAGAAGGACAGTACGCAATGGATTGGATCAACAAGTACACAGACGGCGGGTTCGGGCAGGGGCCTCGCAAACTCAACTGGCTGTACTTCCAGCATTACGGGAAATGCGCGTAAATAAACCGGCCCCCTTGGGGGCCATCACGTCCGGGAGGACAACATGAACAGACGACAAGCGAAGAAGGCGCTCGGGAACGGGCGGACAACACGGCACACGATGAACGTCGTCGAGTGCATATCGGTAGCGAGGGCAGGGCTCAGCGAGGCGCTCGAGAACGAGGGCATTGTCGGCATCTTGACCAAGCGAGAGCGGCACGCCCTCGAGGTGATGGCGGCACGCATCAAGACGATAGACGACGACAACCGAGAGCAGGGCCGGACCATCGGCCTAGACTGGTAACGAGCCCCAGCGGGGCCATGGAGGACACCATGAACAGACGACGAGTAGAGGCACACCTCACCACGCACCTCGGAGACGTCCGGATCAGAGGCAACGCGGGCGAGGTATGGCAACACATACAGCAGGCGCGGATCGAGTTGGAGGACATCTTGATCAAGAACCTCGGAAACAAGATCCTGACGCCATGGCAGCGGCTCGTGTTTTGGGTCATGTACGAGGTGTGTGAGCACCTACACGACAAGAACGCGCAGATCATACACGACGTCATAGAGGCCGCGAAGAGCGGCGAGGGGGAGACATGCCAGTAGCACCAAAGGAAGTCCGAGAAGTAGCCGAGAGCGCCCTCGAGAGGCGTCGGAGGTATGGACGGGGCGGGACGTCGGTCGGAGTCGCCAGAGCGCGCGACATCGTTAACGGCGTGAACCTCTCGATGGATACGATCCGGCGGATGGTGTCGTTCTTCGACCGGCACAGCGGGAACGAGTCCGAGAACAAGGCGAGACAGGACCGGACAAGCGCGGCCGCGATTGCGTGGGATTTGTGGGGAGGGAATCCGGGTCGCCGGTTTGCTGAGCGCATCCTCCGCGAGAAAGGGGGCGACTATGAGCGATGACCGCTTCTCTCTGATCCGTAACCCGGTGAAGCTTAGCGACATGCCGGAGGCTCAGGCCAACTTCACCAAGATCAACAAGATGCCCGGAGGCTACACCGTCGCCCGGATCGAGTGCTCGGTCTGCTCTCGTGCGCTTTGGCTCATGTGTGGCGAGTGGGAGCAGTACGAGTGCCAAGGGTGCCACCGGACCGTCCAGATCCGACCTGAGGACTATCGGAGGAGGTGGTGATGGGCGTCGACCTAACGAACTGGGAGACACCTCCCCCGGATGTCTCATGCCCGAACTGCGGAAAGGTCTGGGGGTGGGAGTGGTTCACCCTCGAGACGAGCACCCGAACTATCGCGCGATGGGCGTACCCCCCGATCCGTCCTCTCGACCCTCCGGTCGGTGGCGAGAACAATCCGACCGGGTGCCCTGACTGCGCGGACGACCTCCGAGCGAAAGCGATCAAGGCTCACATCGACAAGCGTCTCGCGATGGCGGACATCCCTAAGCGACACCGGGACGCCACCTTCGAGCGGATGGAGTGGCAAGACAACGCAGAGCGCCCCGAGGACTTCCACCGGCGGATCATGCGCGATCGGAAGATGGGCTTCTTCTTGGAGGACGCCGAGGATATGCGGAAGGTCTTCGCGTGGATGAAGTACATCAAGAATCCGACCGAGTACAAGCGGCGGCCGGGGCTCAGTCTTTGGATCCATGGAGAGCCGGGGACCGGCAAGTCGACCATCATGGCCGCGATCATCCGGCGTCTACTGTCAGCGGATGGAGGGATGTCGGAGGCGACGGTCGAGGAGTACGCGCAGCATCTCGCCAAGAAGTGGGACCAACCCATCGAGGAGGTCCGTCGGCAGTTGGAGCCATGGCCGAAGACGGGAGCGGGCTCTCGCATCATGCGCGGCGGGACTCAGATCGACGTGAAGTGGAAAGACGAGGAAGAGCTAATCGAGGCCCAGCGCAAGTCTTGGGCGGGCCAACCGTCAGAACTCCTCAAGGCTTCCAAGGTCCCCTTATTGTTCATCGATGACTTTCACCGGATGGCGCCGGAGAAGGGGGCGAACAGCTTTCACGCTGAGTGCATGGAGAAGCTGATCTGTGCTCGGTATAGGAACAAGCTCCCGACGGTCATCAGCAGCAACCTTAACCCGGAGTGTAGGGTCGATGACGCGGGACGCATCGATCGGACGTATCCGGGGTTAGCGGGGTCGGGTTATGGGAAGCGGGTCCAGCGTCGAGTGGATGAGATCTACGAGACGGTCTGGGTCAATGCGAACGGTAGAAGATGGGAGGACAGAGCATGAGCGCGACAGCAACAATACTAGCGACGATCGGCAACGAGCCGGAGATCCGAGAGCTACGGCCGGGGATGGAGATGTGGAAAGCACGCCTCAAGGTTCCACGGAAGGTGAGACGCAACGGAGAGGAGAGCGTGACAGAGGACTGGTGGTCGGCCGTCTGCTTCGGTCGTCTCGTCGAAGACTTGAGGAGCGCCAAGACTGGCGACGTTTGGGTCTTGTCGGGTCCTTGCTATCCTGAGCAGTGGGAAGGCAGGGACGGCGACATGAGGACGACGCTGAACGTCAAGGTGTCACACGCGACGAAGGTGTCGGAGGCTCCTCGAGCGAAGGCAGCGCCAGCGGCGCGAGACTACCCCGACGAAGACATCCCCTTTTAGGATGGCGTATCTCGGAATCGATCCGGGGCGTACAGGCGCGGCTGTCCTCATCTCTACGGAGACGGGGGCGGTCGTCTATGCTCTCGAGTGGAAGCCACACAAAGACGGGTACAGCGTCCGCTACGAGCCCGGGAAGCGACAGCCCGTCGCGACCCTACTCGACGTGATGGCGCTAGTCGCGGTGGAGTCCGTAGAGGCGGCAGAGGAGATCGGGGAGACGTTGGAGGCCGTCGCGGTCGAAGCGTTCTACCTGACAGGGCAGCGCTCAGGGCGTACCATGATCACGAGCGCAGAGGCTCGAGGGGTGATGAGAGAGGTCGCGGCGTTCGTTGGGGCTCCACTGCACGAGCCTACACCGTCGCAATGGCGGCGCGCTGTCATGGGTCACGGTGGAGCCAAGAGGGCAGAGGCTAAGGTCAGAGCGAAGAGGGCAGCGGCGGACGATGGCTTCGCTCTATGTGGATCAGATCACGCCGCTGAGGCTATGCTGATCGCGAGATACGCACGACAACAGGAGGCGACATGATAGCGACACGGGAACGACTGGCGGGGGCATCCTCGAGCGACTTGATCGACATCATCCTGTCAGCGTCTGAGGAGTTGAAACGGCGAGGCCGTCCTCCGGTCTGGGATCTGCTCGATGGCGTGGCGCGTATCTTCGGAGAGGATGGCGCGACGTGGTGTCTGTATCGGGAGGGCTCAGGGTACGCGGTCGACATGGTGTCGGGTTCGGTCAAGGTGACCGGGGCAGATGATACGCCGATGGGAGCGGCTGTAGTGGCGTGCTCCCTGTTCCGGTCCGCGTGTCAGGCGCAAACAGGCGAAAACGTAGGGTCAAAGGCATGAACCAAACAAACACACCCCCGGTACTACCCCTCCT